GGAGTTGTTTTCAATCCAATTTCAAGCATGAGGTTACTGATGGAATATGCTTGTCCAGGATCAGTCGAGACAGTATCTGCAAATTCAAAACGGACTGCATCACATTTCTGGTGTGCCAAGGTCATCCTGAATTGATACACGCCATCACTCGTGCCTCCATATTTTGTATCTCCAAAGAGTGCATCATCTCCATACTCGGTTTGTCCTGACGCAGTTCGGAAATCAAAGGAGTGGAGTTCGTTTGCATACTCCCGGAAATCGTAGCTGACTCGTGCCTCCAGCGTGTGGTTGCTTTTGTAATCTCCAAGCACAAGCGCACGGCGGCACCGCTGGTATCCCTGGATCGACTCTGGTTTAATCCATGCAGTTTTTAGTTTCATCTGGATTGCTGCGCCATTGTCTGTGTAGGTATCAGACTGCTGGAACACAACTCCTCCTAATGTCCTCAAGTAGCAGTATTTCCCGGTTGCCAGCCATGTGACTCCACCATTTCCAGAGTGATTTGTGAATGTTGACCACTTATCAGAAAAGTAATCATAAATAAGTGCAACTCCATCACTTGATGTGAACCTCACTTGGTTCTGATCTTGAAGAAGAACTGCACTTGTAATCGTGAGTGCGTTGTATGCCTCAACAGGTGCGCCAATGTAGTGCGTCGAGAGTCCTCGATCGAGCATGTAGATACCCTTTTTGCTCATGAACATGAGACCATTTGGCATCAAAACAATCGAGCGGGTGTTGCTGCATCCAACATCAGACGTGACAAGTTGTGGTTGTGAGAAACTGTTCTGTTCTCCTGCGTTGTTCGGACCATCTCCTGTGATGTAGAAGATGCGGTCCTGCTCAAATATAATCAGCTTTTCATCAAGTGCATGGATTGCAGTGACTTCTTGTGCCTGATTCATTGTGATTTTCAGAAAATCACTGAAATCAATTGGATTTCCTGCGGTGCGCTTTTGAGAATAGAAGATTGTTTTTGGATTCTCGGAACTGATGCAGAACATTCTGTTGTTGAAACTGCCAATCACACTTGTTGCAGGAGGAGAAACATGCTCCAGAATGTCTCCATTCGTGTACAAACTCTCGAAAGCGACGAGATTTGTGTCATTTATTGTTCCATCATCCGAGAAGGAAACCGTGTCTGCACTTGTTGAGTTTGCAACATTTCCAACCCGGAAAAATAATGTTCCTGCATTGCTGGTACGATACACTTCACACAAGACATTCGTATGCGTTGTTAATCTCAGAGTTGGAATCGTCAACGTCGCAGTCAGGGTTGATCCAGTTGGAGATGCAGTGACGGCAACACTTGGTGCAGACCTAGAGATCTGTCCTTGTGAGTCGGTATGCTGATAAATCACCTTGTACTGGTAGGAACCTCCACTCGTGAGGGATCCTCCTGATGCAAGTGCAACACTAACATTTTCCGCATATAAATGGAATCCATGTTCTGAGACCGTATATCCATCATAGTTTGAAACAAAACCTCCTCCACTTAACAAAGACTGACCTAGTTCCTCGGTGTCAAAGTTTGCAGTTGTGGTGAAATTAACCAAGGACTTTGAGACTCCCTTGAGGGAGTAGAGATCATTGTCACGAGAGACCAGTCTTGTCTTGACCTGCACCGGCACCTGAAAGATCCCTGCATCAACTGCAATCTGATGTGAAAGTGAACTTTTGGATTGGAGTCCTCCTGCAACTCCAGACTGTAATTTTGCAACAATCAATCCGGTGGAATCCAGCAGGAAATAGGTACTCTGGAGAGTAGAGTCAAAGCAGGTAATGAAGTACACTTTTTCATTGTACAACCATGCCTTTGATGCAAGTCCAACACTGCGTTTCAGGACTGCTGCGGATCCCATCGTGCTGGTTGAAACCGTGTAGAGTGCAGATTTGATCAAATGATCATAGGATGCCGTTGCATTGAGTTCATAAAGTATGATAACATTTGAATCAGTATCCAGTGCCAGTGTAACGTGCTTGACTGCCGTTGAAGTTGCCTCGATGGTCTCCGTATCCTGCAACGTGAAACTGGTGTCATAGCGCACCATCTTGAGTCCAGTTCCGGAGGTGCTTTTGGCATACGCGATGTAGATGTCTCCTCCGGTGGTATCATACAGAATCCCTAGTGCATCCTCTGCCTGTGCGGATATAGTCAGTGGAGACGGATACCCATTTGCTGGACCTGCAGATCCCTGCAAGGTTGTATTTTGTGACATCAAGGTGAGGAACCGTCAGGTGGGCATCAGTTGCAAGAGTAACGGCAGTTTTCCATGCAGTTGGGTCATCCGGTTCAATCATCCTGATTGCAATAGAATCGGTTCCAGAGGTCTCCTGATAAACAACGGCAATCTGTCCATCAAGTTCCAGGCAACATGGAAGCACTCCGGTTGCACTGATGCTGGAGTTGTTGGAGATCACTGCACCTGAGACTGAATCCAAAACCGTTGCCCTGATCCCGCCTTGGGTGTCTTCGTATGCAATGACAATGAGTCCATTTCCGTAGGCAATATCAGGATTCGACTGTTCGTAGTCGTTCCTGACAATTGAATCAGAATCAATTGTGACGCTGATTGTGTCTCCTCGATCCGTCCACTCTGAGATTCCGTTTGCATAGCTGAAGAGTTTTGATCCACTGAAGAGCAGAAGTTCCTGCTGGAATGTTGCAAGTGCATCTCCGGATGTGATGTTTGTTGCAGACCCTGCCACCGAGGTCGAGAGTTTGGAATATCCCTGACGCTTCGTGATTGTTGATCCTACCGTGAACACTCCATTCTCAAGTGCAGTGAGTTTTGACGGCAGCACCAGTTTTGGATCTGTTTTTGTCTCCAGAGATCCTGAGAGATCAACTGGAACAAACACTTTTTCAAGCATCTTCTTCTACTTTCATTTCCTCGGTTTCTTGCTGCTCTTCGAGAATCCTGATGCGGTATCCCATCAGGCGTTGCTGTTGTGCAAACATATCGTTGAGCTTCTGCTGCACCTCGGACAACTCTTGATCCACCTCTTCAATGGTTTTCAAGGTCACTCCGGTTTATTCCAATGTGTGTCTTCCGGAGGCTCCGGCCAAGTCACACCTATCAGTACCTCAAACTCGTTAAATGCGGACTTTTCTTCTTGAGATACAGGGAGGTCGCGCAATGCCTGTCGATAATCAATCTGTGCCTGTGTCATTTTGCGATCCGAAACTGCCCACCAGTCGGTCTCGTGCAGTTTATGATTGCGTTCTTTCCTCAAACGCGCCGGAGGTCGCAAGGCATCGCGTTCTACTTTGGCTTGTTCCCACTCTTCCTTTGTGCATTTCGGATCACCAGTCCAAACAATACTTTCATATTCCTCACCGAGATACTGCTTCCATGAGCCATGTTGTATTCCCAAAATTTCCATCACTGTTTTCATTTTTTAATCTCCCATAAGAGGATTTGAGATGTGCTTTTCATTGTAGCTGTTCCTCCTGATCTATTCACCATCACATCATTGGATCCTGTGCATGTGCATTGCACCGTGAAAACATGAGCATTTGTTGTGTCTTTTGCAGTGTCCTCCCACATAAATGCAAGTCCTTGGTTTGTCTCATCAGATTCTGTAATATAATGCAAGGACATCCGGGTGGTTGGATAGGTTCCATCATCTGCAACAGGAGAGTAAGATGTGTCATAACCGTCTACCACACATTTACACATTGCTCCAACACCTTTCATTGCTGTGGCAGAACTCAGTGCGACGACCACCGAGATTAGTAGTTTGCTCCCAGGTGAAGAAGGTATATAACTGAGTGTAACTATTGTATCATTCCATGCACCTGCTATTACCGAAATGGTTTGATCTGCCGTATAGTTCTCGTATTTATACCCGATAATCATATTATCTGGAAAAATCGAGGTACTCTGGATGTCCACACCGTCAAGAATCACGTTTTTGAGCGTTGCAACATTACTCGCGTCCTCAGTAAGAACCGTAGTTCCATCAGAGCGCTGAATGCCGTCTGTGTCTGCAACCATTTTATGAGTTGCAGTCCATGATGCATCACTTGCATTAGTGGTCAGCAGTTTATTTGCATTTCCTGTTTGAGAAGGCAGAGAGTCACCTGCTGATACAGTCTGCCATGAGCTGGAATTATCTCCGTCTTCTCGAAGAAACTTCGTCCCGCCAGATTCTCCTGTTGAGAGGATGTCGGTTCCCTCGATAGACGCACCATCAACGATTGCTTGTTTCTGTACAGTTGAAGTGGTGAGCGCTCCTGCACTGACATTAAGCGTTTTTCCTGTTCCAACAGTGACATCCGAGGTTGCGATTGTAGTTCCGTCGATTGCACCTGAGTCAATGTCAACTTTGCTGATGTTTACTTCACCGGTTCCATTTGGAGTGAGGTCGATGTTTCCATTGTCATCAGTGGATGTGATGGTGTTATCACTGATTGCAATGTTATCAATCGTGAGATTCCCGGTTCCATTTAGAGTGACGGCAACATCTCCATTTGCACCATCCGTGATTTCGATTTTCGAGGTGGTGGAGTTTCCAGTCTGAAGGATGAGGTTGTGTTCTCCATCACTCTGGAGCGTTGCATCTGCGGCACCTGTTCCAACAACGACTTTTCCAGTCCCATGTGGTGCAATGGTGACGTTTTTGTTGCTGTCCTTTGCGGCGATTGTTGGCATGTTTTAGCTCAGTGTAAGTGTCATGATTCCACTTCCGTCATCAGAAAACTGTCCGGTTGCAGACCCAAGTGTGACCGTGACTTTCTGCCCGGTTGCTCCAGTGAGGTTAATATCGCAGGTTCCAGAGGTGCCAGTGGTGATGAGATCAATTTGATTACCGGTCCCTGTCACCTGGAGTTGGAGGTCGCCTGCGAAGGAGGTTGCAGTTGTGAGCAGGGTGCCAGTTTCATCCGGAAAGGTGAGAGTGTTGGTGCCTGCACTGGTTCCCAAGTATTGGAGGGAGACATAGTAGTTGTTGTTTGCAACTGATCCTCCTGTTCCAAACTTGTAAAGTGCAATGTTTGAAGAGACAATCTTTGCAATCGTGCTAGGAGAAGTGGTGGTATCTGCAATATGGGAGAATGTGTTACTCGTTGATGAGTAATTGAGTGCCGCGTCACTGCTGGCAATGTCTCCTCCAATGTTTCCAGCTCCCGTCTTGACGGAACTTCCGTCTGTGATCTGAACCGCAGTTCCAGTCGCATTCCTCCAGTAGATGTCTCCTCCACTGTGGTAGAGTGCGCGGGTGTCATCGGTTGAAGTTACAGCAGAACCTGAGTCGAAGGCAACGGTGCGTAATTCAGTTGCATCATTCTGGTTGAACTCTAAATCTGCATTGATGTTGATTCCAGATGGCGTGATTTGAACACCTTTTCCAGACGTGTGGTCATGGGTGTCAATGAGTCCAAGCGAGGTGTTGAGTTCACTGCTCCAGGTTGGTCCGACGGTGACTCCAACCGCAGGCTGAATCAGGCTCATGTTTGTGGTGGTTGTACTCATGTCGAGCTAGAAGAAAAAGATGTTTGCCGTGGCAGATGTAGATGCTTTGAGAATAATCACAGAGTTTTTATTCGTGTTTGACGTTGCAGATTCATAAATTACTGCATTTGTTTTCAGTCCAACCATGAGCCAACCTTCGTAGGCACGTCCAAGTTTGTGTTCAATTTCGGTATCTGCTGTTCCAATGCTCAAATCTGAGCGCAAAACTCCATCTGCAAATGGTAATTCTAGCAGAGGAGCAAAGGTTTTCTGGATGTGAGACTGAACCCTTGTGACTTCTTGATTATCACTCCAGAGTTGTGTGAAATTAACACGCGACATTAGTACATGTAGTATTGTTCATAGGATGCAACATTCGTCACTCGTGCAGGTTCTCCCGAATCCCGCAGTTCTGCAATTCCTTCCAGACGATCACGAAGCTGTGCTTTCAGTATTAAGTATGGAGAAACATCAGATTCTTCTTTCACCAAAATCTTGATTGAAGAATCCAGTTCGAGATACTCCTGCCAGCCTGCATTGAAGAAATTGAACATGGATTCAAGAGTTCCATAAATTGTTGGATCACTGAGACCAGAGGAGTCCAGATCGGTGACAATCGTTGTTGCAGTGACACTGCTGATTGTCTGCGCCACATTGTAGTCTGATGCACTAAATGTGATTGCATTCACTTTATCATCTGCGATAAAAGTATGGGTTGCTGGAACCGTCCAGGTGGTAGTCGATCCTCGTGAGATTCCAGAAGGAGTCACCGATTGAAGTGTTTGAGGTTTCGGCGTGTACCAGAGAGTTGCAGTGTTTGATGATGGAACTGGAGCAAAAAAGATCAAGTTTCCCTGAATCCTGTATTTCACATCCCTTGCATAACGAACAAGGGAAGACCTCGTGCGGTCTGCAAACACATAGCGCTGGAGAGGCGTGGATTGATCAGTGTTAATGACCAGATCCACACCTCGCGCTTTGTAGAAATCCGCAGGAAGCGAATAACTGGCAGTGCCGCTTGTTACAGAGATGGAGGAACTAGAGAGGAAATAATCATCCTCATACTTTGAGACCAGCAGGTCATAGAGTTCCGCCCAAGAGTTGTTCAAATATCCGTTCAGCTCTGAGTCTGTAATGAACTGAGAATTCACTTGATCTGATCGTTGCCGAGTTCGATCACGCAAATCGTTCAATGCGACATATGCAGTCATTCGTAATCCTGGTAAGACATCATAATTCCATGAATTGCAGAAACAACATCGTGATCTGATCCACTGTCGAGTGCAGAGCGCAGTTCACTTGCCATTCCTAACTGTTCATCAGAATAATCGTTCGTTTCTTCGCTTTCGATCATCTCCTCGTCATGTTCCTCCTCACGGCGGTTCCGCCTGGAACCACCGTTTTTGGAGGGCATGCCAAGGATGACCATTGCGGCATCCTTCGCGTTGCCGTTCATCATGCAGTTGCGAAGTAGGCGTTATAGCCCGGAGCGCGGCAACCAAGCTGGTAGTAGCCACCCATGCGGACCTCGACACCATCGTAACCGTTTTGACGCAACATGGAGTTTCCATCATGCTTCAAGATCTGGACTGCATCTCCAATCGAATACAATGCAAATGTATCCAACTGAATTAAATATCCAGTTCCTGTTGGAACGTCTTTATCCGGGACAACATCAATAACTCCGTGCGGGCCATAAAGTTGCAGGGATCGGAATCCAAAATTCTGCGATGGACCCGGTACTCTTGCACCCGTCACTTGTGCATCCAAACTCACTTCAAGGGTTGCCCAGTCAGTGTAGTTGAGGAAGCAAATTCCTGGTTCACCACCTTCCCTGCCGACGATGTTCGCCGCGTCAATAACAGTTTGTTTGATTGACGAGTTGAACGCAATCCGCTGACCTCCAAGCCGAGTGGTATCCTTGGACCTATCCTGTCCAAAAAACGCAGTCGAGGAGGGTGCAGACGCA